GGTAATCCAATGAAGACCATTCAAGAACTCAGTGCCTCGCGCACCGAGAAGGCCGCCCGCATGGGTGAGCTGCTGCAACTGTCCAAGTCCGAAGCGCGGTCCAGCACCGAAGCCGAGGCCACCGAATTCGACGCGCTGACGGACGAGGTCAAGTCGCTCGACGACGAGATCCGCCAGATGAAGTTCGACGCGATCAACTCCGCGCAAGCGAAGGCCGTCGACGGTTCCGGCGTCTTCGCCGCATCCGCCAGCCGCGGTCCGTCCATCATCGTCCGGTCGCAGGATGTGGACGAGAAGTTCCCTGGCCAGGCGTTCACGCGAAGGGTCATTGCCAAGTGCCTTGCGCATCTCGAGCAGGACACCGCCGGGAACATCGCGCAGGCGCGCTGGGGCAAGACCAATCCGACGCTCGTCCGTTGGATCAAGACGAACGAAATCGCCGGCGGCGGATCGTCATCCGGCGAGTGGGGTGCGGAACTTGTGCAGGCGGACACCCGCTACACCGGCGACTTCATCACCATGCTCCAGAACCGCACGGTCTATGACCGCCTCGGCCTGAAGACGATCCCGGCAAACGTGGTTGTGAAGGGTCAGGACGGGAACGCGACCGGCTACTGGGTGGGTGAGTCCAAGCCGATCCCTGTGTCGAAGGCCGACTTCAGCACCGTCTCGCTGGCTCCGTTGAAGGTCGCGGCGCTCGCCGTCGTCTCCAACGAACTGCTGCGCGACTCGACGCCGTCAGCGGAGATGCTGGTGCGCGACGCGCTGGTGGAAGCCAGTTCGCAGCGTATCGACCAGACGTTCCTGTCGACCACCGCGGCGAGTGCGCTAGTTTCGCCGGCCGGCATCCTGAACGGACTGGTGGCTATCCTGTCGGCCGGTGTGGACGCCGCGGCACTGCGCACCGACATCAAGGCGCTGTACCGTCCGTTCATCACGGCGTTGCAGGTGACGGGCTTGGTCTTGGTCATGCATCCGTCGATGGCCAAGGCATTGTCGCTGCTCGTCAACGCGCTCGGCCAGCCGGAATTCCCGGCGCTGGGTGCCGGCGGCGGCACGCTGCTGGGTGATCCGGTGGTCACTGGTAACAACGTCGACCCGTCGGCGATCATCCTGTTGAACCCTGCGGAAATCTATCGGATCGGCGATCTGGGAGTGCAAGTGTCGATCTCCCGCGAGACGATGGTCGAGCAGTCGGCGGCGCCAGTCGGCGCAACGGATACACCTGTCGCTGCAACCCAGTACATGGTGTCCATGTTCCAGACCGAGTCGACTGCGATCAAGGTCGTGAGGCCGATCAACTTCGCCAAGCGCCGTTCGTCGGCGGTGGCGTACATCAGCGACGCCGATTACGACGGCATCGCGAGCTGATCTCCTTGTTGTGAGTTTGTCCCGGCGCCTTCGGGTGCCGGGGCTTTTGTCCAGGACAACGAATGACAGTCACCATGATCACCACTCAGCGCCATCGGTACGGTGGCAGGACGCGAGAGATCGGCGACACATACGAAGTCGTCGGCGAGACGCACGCCAAGCTCGTCACCGCTCTGCGGTGGGCACAGCGCGCGCAGGAGGAGGTCTCCGCCGAGGAACCGGTGAAACCAAAGCGTGCCTACACGCGCAAGTACCAGCGCCGCGATCTGGTCGCTGAAGAATGAACATCCTGTCCCGCGCGATCGCTGCCGTGACCAGGGCCGGCCGCGCGTTGGTCAAGGCCGTCCCGGTGTCGTACACCGGCGTGGATGACCGCGGCTGGATCTCCTGGTGGATGGGCCGGCCGGCGACTGACTTCCAGAACGACGTTACCGAAGTTCGCCAGGATCACGTCATGGCGCAGGCGACGGTGTTCGCGTGCATCACGCTGATCGCCGCCGACATCGGCAAGCTAGATCTTGAGCTCGTCGAGGAAGACGAGAACGGGATCTGGGCCGAAGTCGACAGTCCGGCGTTCTCGCCGGTGCTCCGCAAGCCGAACAGATACCAGACGACGCAGAAGTTCATTGAGCAGTGGCTCGTGAGTAAGTTGTCTCACGGGAACGCCTACATCCTGAAGCAGCGGGACGCGCGCCAGGTGGTCACGGACATGTACGTCCTCGATCCGACCCGCGTCAGGCCGCTGGTCGCGCCGGACGGTTCCGTCTACTACCAGCTGCAGATGGACAACCTGGCCAACGTGCCGCAGGACATGCCGGCCGTCCCGGCCAGCGAGATCATCCACGACACGATGGTCTGCCTGTTCCATCCGCTCGTGGGCGTCAGCCCGATCTTCGCCTGCGGCCTCGCCGCGACACAGGCGCTCAAGATCCAGCAGCACTCCACTGCATTCTTCTCAAACATGGCGCGTCCGTCCGGCGTTCTCACCGCGCCAGGCCAGATCGGCGACGAGACGGCCAAGAGGCTGAAGGACTACTGGGAGAAGAACTACGCCAGCAGCGCTGGTAAGGTGGCTGTGCTCGGCGACGGCCTGAAGTACGAGCCGATGAGCCAGAACGCCGTCGACGCGGATCTCGTCTCTCAACTCAAGTTGAGCGCGGAACAGGTCTGCGCGGTGTTCCACGTCCCGGCGTACATGGTCGGTGCTGCTCCACCGCCTGCCTACACGAACATCCAGGCGCTGAACCAGCAGTACTACAGCCAGTGCCTGCAGTCGCTGATCGAGTCGCTCGAGGCGTGCCTGGATTACGGCCTCGGACTGACACAGATATCCGGACGCGATCTCGGCGTCGAGTTCGATCTGGACGATCTGTTGCGGATGGACACCGCTACGCTGACTGCGGCCTTGAAGGAACAGGTCGCCGCGGGGATCACCTCGCCGAACGAGGCGCGCGAACGCCTAAACCTGCCTCCGGTCGCCGGTGGCGACACGCCGTACCTGCAGCAGCAGAACTACAGCCTGGCCGCGCTGGACAAACGCGACACGGGTGCTGATCCTTTCGGAAAGGCTACTGCGCCGGCAGCTCCAGCGGCTCAACCGCCTCCCGCCGAGCCGCCAGCCGACGTGGCGAGGTTCCTGCGGTCGATGCAGTCCCTATCCAACCGCATAGCAAATGAGCCCGCATATGGCTGAATCACTGCTGAAGATCGTGCAGGACGGAAGGGACGGCCTGCCAGGCCGTGACGGACGTGACGGCGCTCCAGGACCGGCCGGATTCCGTGGGATGGATGGTGAGCCGGGCAGGGACGGTAAACCAGGCAGGGACGGAAAGGCTGGCCGCAATGGCATCGACGGGATGCAGGGGCCGCCGGGACCGCCTGGTGAGCAAGGATCGCCTGGGCCTCAGGGTCCGCCTGGAGCTCCTGGCAAGGACGCTCAAGGCAGGAAGCCGCGGCTCCGCCAGTTCACGATCGTGCGAGATGCCGATGGCTGGAGCGAATCCATTGTCACGTCTGACTACAGGTTCGATGTCGTCAGGGCGGACAACGGCATGACCGAATCCATTGTGGCGACGCCGCTATGACTACCGATTCCAACGACATCAAACTCCAGGCCAAGCCGGCTGTTCTCAAGGCAACGATCCAGATCACGCGTGCCCACACGGGCAAGGTCGAGGAATACACGATAACCGGGACTCCAGAATGTCAGTCACCCACTCCACAGTCTTCAGAACAGCAACCGCCGACTCCGTTACCTCTGCCTTAGGCACGACGGCGAAGCTCAAGTTCCGGCTCACCGGGACTGTGGGTAGTCCTGGCGCTGCTGCGGCGACTCTTGCATGCTCAAATCCTGTAGGTGCTGGAGCGACTGCCGGAGTGCTGACCTTCTCCTCGATCACCAGCGACACGAACGCTGCTGGGAATGCTTCTCCAGTGGAGACTGCGACTCTCGAAACAGGTGCAGGTACGGTTGTCGTTCACTGTGCCGTAGCTGCTACCGCTTCGAACATAAACCTGAGCGGCGGATTGACGATCGGTGCCGGCGACACGGTGGCCTGTAGTGCTCTGACTTACACAGCGATGCCTTGAAATGGCCCTAACCCTCAACCACCAGGAATGATAAGAGTGCTCAATGTAGGAGGCGGCTCGACACAGATGCCGGAGAAATATGCCGGATGGGATGTCGATCTCCTGGACATAAACCCGGAGGTCGGTCCAGACATCTGCATGGATGCTCGTCATCTGGACCAGTTGCAGGCTGGACAGTACGACGCCGTGTTCTGTTCCCATGCTCTTGAGCACTTCCACGCACATGAGATCAAGGCATTGCTCAATGGGTTCAAGCACGTTCTGAAGACAGGCGGTTTCGTGGAGATCCACGTCCCAGATATCCAGGCAGTCTCGAAGCAACTAGCAGAGCATGGGCCGGATGCGATTGCCTACACAGTGGATGCTGGGCCTATCACCTATCACGACATCCTATACGGGTGGAATCAAGCGCTGGAAGCGGGAAACGAGTTCTATGCCCACAAGTGCGGTTTCAGCGCCAATTCCCTCGGCAAGGCAATCTTCCAGGCTGGATTCGACAGGGTTGATGTCTGGCAGGGCAGTTGTTTCGATCTTCTAGCATACGGAGTGAAACCATGACACCAGCACAAACCGCAACCGTTAAGGCTTACGTCATTGCGAACTACGCGGCCAACGTCGCCAAGTCCGAGTGGAGCCAGATTGCGGAGAAACTGTCCACTGATGCGAGTCCTGTCGTCAAGGCATGGTCTACGACCGTCAATCAGAATGACATGGATGACGCTCCAGACTACACGACCTTCGATGCGATCAGCGCAGGAAAGAGAGATTCCTGGGGATTCCTCCTGGCTAGGCCGCGAGACTTCAATCGCAACAAGGTCCGCAAGTGGGTGACGGACATCTGGGGCAACTCCACGGCAGGGTCCAACTCCGAAGCCATCCTCCTGGCCGGTCTGGTCAATGCCACGGCTGCTGAAGTAGCCATTGGCGGTGCAACAAAGACCACAGGCACGGTGAGTGGCCTGGATCGCACCTACCTCGGTGGGGTGACTGTTCTCGAAGTCAACCAGATGTTTAGCTGATGTCCGAGATTCGCCTTGTCATCTGCATACCGACCGCTGGGATGGTTCGGATGGACTTCGCCTACTCGCTGGTTGGGTTAGTTTCCAAGCTCGCGTCGGACTGTCTTCCTACACGTCCAGAGTCAGCACTTACGGTCTGTGTGGATGTTGCTTCATCGAGCGTCATCCACGGCAACCGAGAGACCCTGGTGATGCGTGCCATCGAGAATGACAAGACGCACATCATGTTCCTCGATGATGACATGTGCTTCGATCCGAGAGTGGTGGACATCCTGTTCAGTCGAAGGCTTCCTGTCGTTGCGACAAACTACCTAATCAAGGACGAAGCCTGCGACAAGTTCGTCGCCGTCGCTCTGGAGCCAAAGGCCAGGGTGGTGACGAAGGAAACCTCCACGGGACTGGTGCCGATTTCCTATGCAGGGTTTGGAGTGAGTCTGTTCGAGACTGAAGTATTCAAGAAGACGCCTCAACCGTGGTTCGCTCCTCTGTGGGTCGAGGAAAACAAGTCCTACACGACTGAGGACAACCCGTGTTTCGAGAGGATCAGGAACGCAGGATTCCCGTGTTTCCTGGATCAGGACGCATCCAAGCTGGTGAAACATCTGGGCATGTCTCACTGGGACTGGACCGAATTCAAAGGAGCCAAGAATGGCTGATGCAAGCACCGTAGTCGCCAGTTCGACCCAGATCGCATATGTCGGTAGTGGAGCCTCAATCGCTGCCGCTGCGTTCTCGGTCAGCACGGATATCTCTACAGCTCTCACCAGCACGAACATGAAACGCTGGCCGAGGTGTGA